GTGTCCACGGTGCCCATGTAGTAGACGTTGGCGTCGTCCTCGCAGGTGAACCACAGCCTGCGCTTCCAGACCACCACCGTCTTTGGATTCGCGGGCAGGTTGGTTGGCGTGCGCTTGACCCACCCAGACGTGGTGCTGTAGGTCCAGTACCCGGCGCTGGGCGAGACCGCGAGCAGGAACATGTCCGCGCCCGTCGAGAACTGCGCCGTGTACCAGAGGTCATCTGTCGAGCCGGTCGCGGCCTGCGAGACAGACGCCGTCGAGGTCGTGACGTCGATGATCTCGCCGCCAATCGCTGCGAACAGCTTTGTGGTCGTGTTGTTCGCGCCGACGTAGGAGAACAGCGACTTGGGCGAGCCCGTGACCGCGCAGTGCTGCTTGTAGCCGCCGCGCAGCTCGAGCCCGCCAGGGCGCGGGATCATGTTGTCCATCACCAGCGCATCGGTCGGCGCCATCGCCGAGATCGGGTCGCGCAAATTCAGCCCGCCCACCGGCGCGACCATGTTCACGACCTGGTGCGTGCGCCCAGCGGCGGCCCGGCGGGGGGTCTTGTAGGTCGCGAGCGGGACCAAGGGCATTTAGACCCCGTACCCGGTGTCGGGCGTGTTGACCCGCGCATCCAGCAGCGGGAAGACGCTGCGCCCGGCCATGCTCAGGACCGGCGCGCCCTTCTCGCTTGCCTTGCGGGACTCGAAGTTGATCTGGAAGTCGCGCATCGCGGCGGCGCTGTCGAAGCCCTTGATCTCGAGCCACTTGACCTTGGCGAGCAGCGTGACCAGCACGGGGTCGAGCAGGATCGTGTCGCCGTTCTTGGTTGCGCGGTTCTTGTAGAGGTCGACGTCGTCTGCGTCTCGCACCCACGCATAGGACTGATAAAAGAAGGTCAGGTCCTGCGCAGAATCCGGCGGGGACAGGATCCAGATCTGGTTGTCGCGCACTTGCCAGTAGAAGGACAGGGTCGCGCGCAGGTTGCGAACGATCAGCGTCTTCCAGTCCTGCGGCGAGACCGGCCCGATCCCCGGCAGCTGCGTGGTCGCGTTCCACTGGGTCTGATCGATCCAGTCGTAGAAGTCCTCCGGGAGCGGGTACGCGCGCTCGGTCTGCCCGGGCGATGCGGCCTGCACGCTGACGGTGTAGCTCTTGGTGAGCTCCTGCCAGTCGTACAGGCCGAGCAGCTCCAGGCCGGCGCGGTTGCACGCCGTGACCATCTGGATCACCGCCGGGTCGATGGAGCCTGCGGGGTCAGCCGGGACGGGGTAGCCGACATCGGCCGCGACGCTCTGGACGATCGCGAGCAGGGTGTCATCGGTTATGAGCTGGAAAGGCACCCTGTCTCCCGTGCTTAGGCGTCAGCGATTTCCGTCTGGCGCGACTTCTTGCCGCCCATCGCGTTCTTGAGCGCGGCCAGCTCTGCCTGCACCTGCTCGAGGGCCGCAGCAGACTGCAGCCGCGCGCTGCGCTCGGCATCGATCTCGTTCTGGAGCTTCTCGATCGGGGCGTTGCCGGCGGCGACCTCGAGGAAGGCCTTGGCGCGCTGCTTGTCGCCTTGGAACCCCATGAACTTCTGGCCGATCGCATCGGGCGCGCCGGCGAGCTGCTCGACGGTGATGATCTTGTAGTACCGGTACTCCTCGACCTTGGCCGGGTTCATCCCGGGCAGCGCCGAGAGCGGGGTCCCGACGACCGCCTCTTCCTGGCCCGCCCGCCACTTCGCGTAGCGCTCTGCGAACCGGACACGGTCGATCTCATCGAGCGGCCGGTCGATCACGGTGAGCTTGTCGCCGGGGACATGGATCCGGATGCAGTCCCGCTCCTCGTAGATCGCGCGGCCCTCCTGCTGGCTCTTGCCGGCGTGCAGGAACGGTGCCCGATAGAACTCGATGTAGAGCTTGTTGTCTTCGGCAAAGCGCGGGTCGTCCGCCTTGACGGTGGTGCTTTCAAACGAAAGATTAGGCGTGGTGGCTTGCATGCGGTGTCCTTGTTTTGTAGTTGGTCGGGTGGAGGGAGGCCAGAGACCCCCCTCCTGCGCGTTACAGCGTACGCAGCACGCTGGGGTAGCTGAACATCGCGTCGGCGTTGGTCGCGGCCGAGGCGCCGGTGGCGGTCAGCAGGACCAGGCCGCCGATTACTTCCGCGCCCGAGGTGCCGTCGTCATCGACAGCGCCAGCGGTGCCGGTCGTGTTCAGCTGGGTCCCCTTGGCGGCGAGCCCCAGGGTCCGCAGCGAGCCCTTGCCGTAGACCTGGAACCAGCCGAACTCGTTGTCGGCCATGACAGCCTGCGCGGCCCCGCAGCGCGAGCTCGGGCCAGCGGTGCCCGGCGTGGTGCTGGTGGTCGAGGCCAGGGTGAAGTCGAAGCCGGTGGTCTCGACGCACAGGTAGCCCAGGCCCGTGACCGCGCCATCGGCACGACCGTAGACGAACTCCTGGTACCCGTTGGTCGGGTCGTCGTAGCCGCCCACGGTGCCCAGACGGAAAGCCGCGGTAGCGGTCGATGCGGTGACCTGGTCTTTGCTCAGGCCGATGATTGCTGATGCCATGTTGGATTGCTCCTAATTCGGAATGTAAAAAGCCCCCGGGAGGGTGGGTCACACCGCCCCGAGGGAAGGCGACCCACCACAGGCCCACCGAAAATCAGTTCTGAATGCGCGCCTGGAACTGAGCGCCGCTGCAGGTCAGTGCGCCGGCCCACGCCAGGATCTGGACCTCCGCGTCCTGGTTGATCGCGTAGCGCCGGTTGGGCGACAGCGGGACCATGTTGCGGTCCTTGTGCGGGCGCCACTTGATGTACTTGGTGTTGAGGAAGAAGCCCGTCGATGCCGGGCAGAAGCCGCCGATGCCACCGTCGAGGACCACGTCGGCGTCCATGAACTTGATGCTGGGGAAGCCGAGGTTCGCCGCGTTCGGGTCCGTGAAGCGCTGGTTGGCCTGGAGCGATGCCATGTAGAAGCCCCAGTAGTTGTTGTCGAACACGATCAGGTCGGGGCGCTCGTTGCCGCGGACCGTGCTGGCCCAGAGCGTGTTCATCGCTGCCTGGATCGTGGTCGCGCTGGGCGTGACGACCGCGACCGAGAAGTCGTACAGCTTCGACTGCCAGAAGGTGAACGTCGCGCGGTTGATGCCGCCGTAGAAGCCGGTGGTCGGGTTGCTCGGGACCGCGGTGTTCAGGCCGACGATCTCTTTGCCGCCCGAGCCCGAGCCGTCGGAGTACACCGAGGCCGAGAGCTGGTTGACCATCGTGGACTCGGCCACATTCAGGCGCGCCTCCATGAGGTCGATGAAGGCCTCCTTGCCGCTGTTCTGGAGCATCTCCAGGCCGCTCATCACGACCGGGACCGCGTACTGCTTGAGCGTGAACTCGGCGGCGCTGATGACGTCCTGCGCGGCCACCGGCAGGAGGTCGTAGCCACTGTAGAAACCGCCGTTCGCGTTCTCAGCGAACGAGAGCTCCTCGAGGATGCTGGAGCCGCCGGAGACGGTCTTGATGTTCCCGCGCTGGCTCAGGCGGGCCAGGAGGGCGTTGTTCTTGGTGACGTTGTCGGCGATCTGGCGGGTGCGCGACTGGATCGTGGTCGCGATGATGTCGCTGACCGAGCTGTTGGCGAATGGCATGATGATCTCCACAGGGTGAAGCAAGAGAAATGCGGTTACCCGCGCTTCGCTCGGTCTTCGCCCAGTGGGATGACGGCATCGCCATCTCTGTCAGCCAGCCACCTCGCTGATCGTCTATTCGTTCGGCGCCCCGTGGGCCAGGTGCTCGGTCAGCGCCGCACAACTAGACGATCATCGGCTGTTCGCCTCGATCGCGCTCTCGATGGCAGACCGGATATCGCTCGCGGACTGCTGGGGCGCGCCCATCGGTGCCGATCCTGAGACGCTGCTGGCTGCGATCTTTCGCTGCGCCAGCGGCCGGCCACCTTGAGTTGCCTGCTCCCGCTGCGACACGATCCTGCCGATCGAAGGATGCAATCGGACGGCCTGATTGTAGGCATCCTGCAGGCTCATGTCTCGCCCGCGTCGAGCCGACAATTCGAGGATATCGGCCATCTCCTCGCGCACGTCGTTGCCGAACTCGGACTGCGCCAAGAACTGCTCGACAGACTCCGTGGCCTGGCGCACGGACTCCTGCTGGCGCTGGTACTTCATGCCCTCGATCTCAGACATGAACTGCCGGATCGGGGCCAGCTCCTGCTGCAGCGCCTGCTGGAGCTGCGGGGCAGGCGCGGGCTGGCCGGGGGCCTGTGTGGCGCCGCCGAGCCTAGCCGCGAGCGCGCCATCGAGCTGCTCAACGAACCCCTGACCGAACCGGCCCAGCCCGAACTGCTGGACGATACCGGCCACCAGATCGGCGAGCTCCGGGGCGGTCCCCGTGCGCAACCGGACCGCGGTCGCCATCAGGTTGTCCACGGCCTGCAGGGGGTTGCTGTTCTCGGCCCTGATGTAGGCCGCGTACGGCGCGATCACGCGCGAGAAGCTGTCGACCGTCCTGCGCGCCTCTGCGGACTCCTGCAGCGTCTGCTGGATCTCGCGCTCGCGCTTGTGGATCTCCTGCCTCGCGCTCGGGGCCAGGCTGGACCAGCCCTCGCGCGCCTCCGGCGACCAGCTCGCCGGGGCCCGGTCCTCTGGGGCCCTCGGGCCAGGCTTGGGCCCAGGCGTGATCGCCTCCGGGGCGGGCTCTTTTTGTTCTGGCAGGCTCATCTCCTGAGCCTCTGCCGCCTTAGGCGCGAACCGGCCCTGCTCATCTCGGGCCGCGTCGGTGGCGGAGGCCTCCTCTGCCAGGCTCTCTGCCGGCGCCTGCGTCAGCTCTTCGGGCTGCTCTGCTGCGTCATCGAAGGCGGCCTCGAGCAGGTCGCGTGTGGTGGGTTCGTTGTCGGTCATTTTTTGTTCATCACCTGGTGGATGGCGCGCTCAACAGATGCGCGATCGAATGAGCCGCCGCGCTGGTAGTAGCGCTCGCGGGACTCCCGGGCCTTCGCCCAAGACTGCGAGAAGTCGTCCGCGGTCGTGAGCCCCGTGCGCGTCATGTACTCGCGGTGCTTCGTGCGCGAGCCGATGTCGCTGCCATCTGTCGCTCGGAGCCCGTCGTAGTCGCGATCGTTCCAGAGCAGGCCCGCGTTGCGGGCACCGTCCCGGGTCTCGCCAACGTAGTCGGGCGTGACCTCGATCAGCTCGCCCTTGATCTGCACGTACCGGCGGCGTGTCATTGGGTATGCTCTCCTTCGTAATCGCTCACGGCATTGCCAGGACAGGAAACCACCCATCCGCATCCATCTCGGCCTGCGTCTTGACCAGCTCCGGATCGACCAGCGGCAGGATCTCCCCGGTGTCGATCACGTCGTTGGCGAGGATGTACGAGAGCAGGGCCTGCAGGCTGTTCGTGCCGTCTGCCGCGATGGGCAGGAACAGGGTCTGCATCAGCGCCTGCGAGCCGTAGGGGTCGCCCGGTGCGGTGAGCATGTCGTTGACCGCCCAGTGCTTCTGATACTGGTACGCATCGTCAAAGTTGAGCGCCCACGATCCGTTGACCGGATGCTGAATCCACGGGAACAGGTACAGCGTCCCCGAGCCGATAGACAGATGCTCCGGTGCGCTGATTCGGTAGAGCGCGCGGGACAAGTCCGCGCATGTCTGCTCGCTGGACAGGAGGATGTATCTCATGCGGCACCGTATTCAGTAACAAGACGACTGCGAAGGGTGGCGATCTCGGTCAAACTTTGCTGCGCGTTGTAACCGATCAGGCAAAACGTATCGCAGGGCAGTTCTGTGTCGCCGCCTATTCCGCCTACAGAGACGATTGTTCCCGGCCACAGTCCTTCGATACACGCAGCAGCTACAGAAAAATCTGTGCTTGCATTTTCATGGACCACTTGAGTGATGCCAAACCGAGCGTTCCACGAATAGACTTTCGGGGTGCTAGCCGGTGTGTAGTTGTACTGCCCGTCAAAAACTCCACTAGAGCTGCTGAAAATAGATTGACCTCGGATAAGTCCGCCCGCTGATGCCTTTCGCAATCCAAAAACAAAATTGGTTCCCAGAGAGCCAAGGCCTCGGATTCCGCCAGCGATTGGGTTTCCGTCCGTGATCAAAGAAGCCTGACAGCCGACGAGCGTCCATGCCCCGTTGCTGTAGGCTGGGTTAGACGTTTGTTCCAGTCGTCGCAGTCGATCAGCACTTGGGTTGCGAGCCGCCATTCGACCGCCCACACTGTTCACACACAGAACGCCGGACTCAACCGCATAAGGCTGATTTGAAGCAACCGTCTGCTGCCAGTGATTCGTGCCGATCTGGTCGTTCAGGCGCACTACGAAGGCATTGCCGGAGGCGCAGCCGCCGGAAGCCGCTGCCGTCGTGATCCAGTTTCCAAGCGTGCCGCTGAAAGACGATCCACCGCCAGATACCCACGTCACGGCGGACGATGCAGAAATGCGTCCGTTGCTATCGGCGGAAACGTCCACGGTGTTGTCAGGGCCTGCCGTCGCACGGAAGCGGGCTACAAATCCGCTGTATCCGGTCGTCAGCGCCCTTGTTGCATAAGCGAAGGATGGGACCGTCAGCCCATCCAGCGGGAACGAAGCCAGCCCAGTCGCGCAGATGGCCCCGTTCGCCGCGTACGGGGTGCCGTTGTTGTAGGCCGCAGCCGCCCCGGTCGAGCAGCAGACCTTGTTGTCTGCGCTCACGGGGATCGCGTTCACAAACACGGCCCCGGCAGGCAGCCCGCCCGTTGCGTCGACAACGCAGACCTGCCCGGTCCCGGTCTGCGGGATCCCGCCGTTGAAGACGACTGCCGCATCGGTCGAGGCCCGGACCTTGCCGTCGGGGGCGAACCGGATCCCGCCGATGAAGGTGTCCGAGGCACTCACGGCCTCGGTCGTGAACTGAACCTGATCGCTTGAGACGGTAAAGATACTCATCGTGGCCTCACATCAACAGAAGGACTTCTTCCTCACGCCTGCGCCTTCGTAACCTGCTCGCCTCTTCCCGCGCCCGCTCCAGCGCCACCCGCGCGATCTCTTGCGCCTGGGCCCGCTGCGTCTGCTCGGCCCGCACCTGGGCCTCTGCCAGGATCCTGCCGATCGCCTCCTCCAGCGCATCCAGGTCGACGCCCTCTGGTAGCGGCACCGCCACCACCGGCCCTGCGGCCGGGATCACCACCACACCGTCGTCTACCGCTACCAGCTCGACCGAGTCCTCATCGGCCACCGGATCCAGAGCACGCTTAAGCAGCTGGCGCAGCTCGTCCTTACGCTCGCGCTCCTCCTGAAACTTGACGTCGCGCGCGCGGTTCTGTTTCCTGATCCATGTTCCATCGACGCCGCCGGTGCCTTGCGGCAGACCCGGCAGCGCGGCCTGGCCGACAACCAGCGCGCCTTGCCCAACCAGTGCCCCAGAGGTGCTATGAGTTACGCCCCCGCCGCCTGAGGCAAGCAGCAGTGACATGCGTTACTCGAAGTAGCCGTCGAAATCGACCGTGAAGTACATCCCGCCCGTCGCCGTCGCTGCGCCGTTCAGCATCTTGCAGACCACGGTCAGATAAGTGCCCGGCGGGACGATCAGCGGGGTCTCGTAGCGCATCGCGATCTCGTTCTGTGCGTACGTGCCGATCGCCGGCGTGGTCGACGACCAGCCCATCAGTCCGATCGCCTTGCGGCGCGTGCCGTGCGCCGTGGCGCTGTCGGCCACCGTCGCCAGCGTTGCTGCCGAGTGCCCGAACGCCAGACCCCACTGAAACAGGTGTGCGCCCGCTGCCGGTGCCGTCCAAGCCGCAGAAAAAGATGCCGCAGTGATTTTGACGCCCGTGATCATCAGGTTGCGACCGGTGATGGCCACCGTGGACGCCGGGTTGAGGTACTGCAGCATCACCATGTCGGTGGCTGCCAAGTTCCACAGCGTCGCCAGACCTTGCCCGCCGATACCAGCCGG